AGTCGAAATTAGATTTCTCTTGCATTTTCAGTCCACTAGGGTCTGATTTTGGTTTATCTTCACCAGATTTATCGTCGTCTAGTCCTGCTTGCACAGAATTAGATTGGTATGTATCTGGGACAGTAACCTTTGCACCAACGTCTTCGGTTGCTGAAACACTTGGTTTCAACGGTAAGTCGGTTGGGGTTTCCAATGCTTTCAATCTGTCATCAATACCTACTAGTGTAGAACTAACGTCTTTTTGAGTTTCTGCGAGTGACTTTATAACGTCAGTTAGTGTACTGATGTTGGATTTGATTGCTTCTTGGAAATCAGATTTTTCTACTTCGTTGTCTTTCTTTTCTTCTTCTTCGGAAGATTTCTCTTCTTCAGTTTTTGAATTTGTGGAAGTATCTTTGTCCATATCCTTATCAGATTCTTCCTTTCCCGAGTTTATATAGTTTTCGCTATCTTTATCCTTTTTATCATCATCTTCTTTCTCTTTTGGAACACCTTGTCCACCTAGTTGATTATTACCTTCTTCTGTTTGAATGCCAGATTTTTTAGTAGACTCTTCCTCTTTTACTTCTGTAACCTGTGCTGATTCTGCACCATTATTATATTCTTTTCCACTGTGTCTTACACCACCATAGTGTAAATTTGCATCTTTTGTTACATCTTCTTCTTTTCTTGGATCTTTAAAACCATCACCACAATTAGGACAGGCTCCTCCCAAAGATGTCATATCACCCATGTCCCTTCCATTATCTGCAACACCAAGTTTTTTATGTTTTCCACAGTTAGGACAATAATCTCCTTTTGCTTTTTTAACTTCTTCTTCCTCTTCTTTTTCTTTTTCAATATTAGCATCATCATCGTCATCTACTGGGCTTGATTCCCTGTTTGATGATTTTTCAGAATCATTGTTATACGTATTAGGTCTGTCACCGTCTGCGTTTGAAAAGTCTTCAGATTTATCAACTGTACATCCAAATTTATCACATTTAATTACCATTTTACCGTCTTCCCTAACTTCAATGTTGTCAGTCATGGCTTTTGCGAGTGGATTATAATCAGTAATTAGAGCTAATGGGACTGCTGGATCTTTGCAAACAGCGACCTCATAGTGCTCTAATGACTTTAATTCATATGCTACACTTCCATCTTTTAATATTTTTGGTGTTCTATTTGCCTTTGTAGCCCCACCAAATGAAAGTCCTTTGTACTCTCCACTCTTGATTTTATCCCAAATTTCATTGTCTAAATGGTAATCTTTGTGTATTTTACCTGTAATCTTAATTGCTGGCAATGTGCCACCATCTTTAGTTTTGTAATCTACTTTAGCATAACTGATACCTTTTCCTATAATTCTGTTACTGTGAGTGTCACTGATTGGTGCTCCCCTGTCCATCCAAATCGGAAGAACCTTGATTAGTTCGTCAACAATGGTAATCTCTCCCTGCTTGTCTTTAACCTGAACAGTAAGATAACCTTCAAAGAATCGTTGATCTCCTCCTATTGGATGCAGATCTTTCGTAATGAATTCGTTAAAAAAATGTTCGCTTACCATATATAAATATGGACATTTGCATTACTTATAAAGTTTTTTAGATAAAAAGAGGGAAAAAGTAAGGTTTTAAAAAAGTGCTTACTGAGGTTTCTTGGCTTTTGAGACAGCGTAATCTACTGAGAAACCGACAGACAGACCGATTAATACGGTTTCTACGATTCCTAGACCTGCTAGACTCAAGGTTTGTGCAACTGCAATACCTGCAAATACTGCTACAATAAGAGCACCAAAGAATTTTTTGATGTCGTATGTAGATTCAGAAGATCCTAAAAATCCTCTAAACGTATTCAAGATTGCTCCTCCAATTACGGAGAGTGTTGCGATTAACAATGGATCAATCATACTCAACATTCCATAAATGTTATTATTTAAGGTTTGTCGTTGATATTACGCCTATTCCAATAGTTCTTTGACCAAATCATCTAAATCACTGTTACTGTCAGGATGTGACCTGTTTGTCTGTCTGTCAACTGCTTTTGCCAGAATGACTATGGTTTTTTGTAATTTTGTTATGTCGTTGCACAGTTTCTTCTGTGTTGAACTGATTCGTCTAAAGAAGCCAAATATACCCCCACCTGTTGCTATCAATACGGTTAACAATATAGGTTCAAACAAGCCAGACAATATTTCCATGTAAATACGTATGTAGTAAAGTATATAAATTAACTTATTGGATTTAGTTTTTTGTCCTTAATCATTGCTAGTAACATCATAGGATCTTCATTTATCTGGTCAATAAATGACTCATCACCACCACTTATGCCGTCATATCTTCCACATTTGAAGCATATGAAAATAGAATGAATGCCGTCAGTGTAGCCATATTTTATTATTTTACACTTTTTGCATTTTTCATCCATGTTAAAGCGTTAACAAGGCTTTATAAATAAGTATTGTTGCATATATGACATGGCTACATCAATATACATATTTGACAGTGACCGCATGTTTAAGGCTGTTTACAGGGAACATATGGATGATGTTGAATATAAGATGCCTCTCATAGACCTGTATGTTAAAGGACAGAGACTGTGGGTCGTAACAAATTCAAACGACATGAAGGAACAGCCAAGAATGGACAGAAGCATCGTTCATTTCAGAAAGGACAATGCAAAAGAATACGTGGAAGGTGACGAGAAGCTGGTAACTCATGGAAAAATTAGATACAATGAGAAAAGAAATCAATTGGAGTTCTTTCCAAGATTTCTGAGAAAGCCGCTGCTAAGTATGAGAGTGGGTAGATATTTCGGAATAAGTGAAGGAAAATGCAATATTGATTACGATAAACGATACTATGACTTTAAGAACGATCGCATGATATTTATCTTGGAGGACAAGGAATGAAGTTTGACTTTGTACTGGGAGAGGTAGAGGAAAGACTAGAAAAGATTGATGAAAAACTTTCCAAGACAAACGAACTGCTTGCACAGATAGAGGAGAATCTTAGGGTTCCCAACTTGGTTGAGTGGGCAGAATTTAGAAATTCGTTGACAAAAATTACTTCCGATTAGACTTTCTATAGCCGCCCATTATCTGTTTCCAGTCCTTTCCGTGCTTTTTACGCATGCTTATCCAAAACGGATCGGTCTTCATAAAACCACCTTTTTTGTTGTATTCCTTGGTAATTTTTGCAATTCTAGAGTGACATGTGTTGCAAAATCTGCCGTTTACCTGCTCAATGTTGAACTTGTACTTGCTGCAAAAGAAGCAAAGACCGTAATATTTGTCACAAACCTTTGCCAGCAGAGGTTCACGACCTTTTTTTCCAGCACAATCACCGCAAATGTCAGCAATGGTTGCCGCTGCACGGTCTACCTTCATACATCCAAGGCATACGCCCTCCTTGTAGTTGTTTACGGCAGTAAATTCATCGGCTTGGTGCTTTTCCCAAAGCTTTTTTGTCATGTCGTTTGCGTTTTCGTTAGTTTCTAACTTTTCAGGCAATGTCTTTTTGTAATTTCCTTAATGTTATAAGTGTTTTCTCTAAAACTTTGTTTGTTTCGATTGAATTGTTTATTTCATCCACGATGTGAATGATTTCTATCATGTTGTCCGTCTTTGGAGAAAGTTTATAGACGTTTACGACCTCTGGTTTCATTTTTAACGTGGTTTTTGTATTAATTTTTTTAACTGGCTTGTGATTTACCTTGCAAGTTTCGTCGCACTTGTGAAATCTTTTGGTCAACTGTAGTCTCCGTTCTCAAACACGCTGTCATTTTCACTTTCCATACATTTTTTGCACAGATGATTCTCGTCTTCCTTGTCCTTCCAATGAATTTTGGGACTGTCGCAAAGATTGCATCTGGTGTAGACAAGTGTCGTGGTGGTTTTAGTCATCTTCCTCGTCCTCATCCGTCTTTTTAACATAAAAACTTACCTTTTTAGTGCAATATACCTTACTCATCCTCCCATCTCCTGATATCTGAAAATTCGTTGGTTACGATGTCCCTTGCATCTCTTACCGTCATGCCAGTTGCCTTTCTCAACTCGTCAACCGTCTTTGTCTTTTTCCAGTCAAAGTCGATCGCGGTCTGCAAAGTATTTTTTACAACTTGAAAGTTTGAAGGATTGATTCCCTTTGGATATGCGGACTTTTTGCTCATGGAACTTCCACTTGTAGGGCTACCCTGTCCAGTACCACCAACATCACTAGGTCGTGAGTTTTGTGGTTCTCCTTCAAATGCCTGTGTCTTTTCTTGTGGGGCTGGTGTTCCCTTACCTGCACCGTTCATGTTTCCGTTTATTGCACCTACACCAAACATTAGTTCTGGAGTCATTGCAGTATTCTTGCTTACCTTGAACTCACCTGTGTGGGTTCTTGTAATTTCAAAGCCCATCTGTTGAAGCATCATCATGTTCTGTATTTCAGTTCCGTCAGTCTGCAAGTCTCTCAACTTGTCTGCTTCTTCACCAGTCTTTAATTGTAATTCCCAATCGTCAATGTTTAGCATCTTTGAAATCTTGCTAAAGAATGCCTTCTTTAATGTGTCCTGTCCCCATAGAACAGCACGGTTTGTAATTGTAACTTGTAGTCCTTCCTGACTCCATCCAGCAGGGGTTTCACCGTAATAGAATGGCAGTACGCCATAGATAGCACCTATGATCTGTCTCAATTCCTGTCTTACTGCTATAAATTCAAGTTCCTTGAGTGAACCAGTAAAGTCCAGCCACTGTGCAGGGTTCTTTCCACCCTTGTCATTCTCTACCAAGAGAGGATGTATCATGTAAGGATCTTCCTGTGCTTTCTGTTCAAGTACGTCCCATGACTTTTTGAACGTGTCATAGTTTCTTGAGGATATGACCAGCATTCCTCGTGGAGGTCTCATCTTGTCAAAGTACTTTCTGATATACTCGTCCATGTGTGAGAGGGACATAGCCTTTGACCATACGGAATAGATAGGTGAAAATCCATAAAGCAGGTTTGGCTTGTACTTTCCTGCCTTCCAGATAACCTCGCCCTCTCCATAGATGACACGCTTAGGTTGTGGAATGCCGATAGAATAAACTGAGTTAACCTCGATAACTGCCTTTAGTGCCTCTGCTCCACACCTGTCACATTTTGGGGTGGTAAGTCGTGCATCCCTGTGCTCAAATCTAGGGCAAACCCAAATCTTGTTTCGCTTGTCGTCATAGCCAATTCTTCCGTCACTGTCAGCAATCATTGCCACCTGTGGTGGCTCGATTCTTAGCATCTCTTTTATAATTGTTTTATCATCGTCTATCTTTCCAGTAGTATCGTCTATCTTGTAATTTTTAAGCAAAAGCAAATATGCGTTGTCTGCGATTTCAAAGTCACGTTCCAACTGACGTGCTACATCTTCAAGTGTCTGCTGGTTGGAATTTACTGGCTCGTTCATCAAGTCTTCCAAGGTCTTTCTGTGTTCTGGCACTGGTCTGAGCAGGTCATTGCTTCCGCATGTGTCACAAACCAAATGCTTTATCGACGTAGCCTTGTTTGTTTTTCGTGGATGTGCTCTGTTCGAATTGTCTCCATTTGCTTCAAATGGCTGCTCGTCAGGGTTGTCTGGGGTAGGTGCATATTGGAATTCCTTGCTACAGTTGTTGCATTTGTACTTCCATTTCTCTACAACCTCGAATCCGTTCTTGAACATTTCACGGTTGAGTGTCTCAATAGGTATTCTTAAAGCATCAATATTGTCTGCCAACTCATAGATCATGGTGAGTGGGAATGGGAAAATTGGTAGTTTTGCACCTGTGTCGGTACTCATGTAAGGCTGTGCAACGCTAGGTCGGGTGGTAGTTTCCGTGTAGGATTTTTCTATGAATCCAAGTCTGGTCAGTGCGTTTGCAAAAGACTTACGAAATTCTACCATGATGTAATGTTTTTGTCAGGTTATTTATAGTTTTTGTTATTGAAATAGAACGGTTTATAAGTGGACGTTTGATTGTAATATCATGGAATCAATAGACATCTTGGAAACCTTTTACGATGGTCTGGACGACGAAGGCAATCCAATAACTGCCGAGGAACTAATCGACGAGTTTATCCAACTAAGACAGACAATAAGACAGGCATGCAGGATATCTCAGTTCGTGATAACGCCTCCCTCTGACGGCTGTCACAGGTCAATAACAATTTCTTTTAGAATAGAAAAGGAAGAGTAGGTGCAACGCACCTTTTTTATTTGTGGAAACATTTATATAATCATGTATAAACACATAGTATATGACGTCAACTATACCTGCATATTTTGATGCATTCACCAATTTGCAAACCGAATTGATGGAAGTTTTCGGAGATGTGTCAAAAAAAGCAGATCCAAATGGCATAGCCAAAGACATGGTCGAACTGCAAACAAAGCTTGTCAGTACGACAATAGACAACATCACTGCCGCTGTAAAAGCCTATCGTAAGGCACTGGAATAATATTACGATAACTTATTTTTTTCTCTTTCATACGCTTCCGTGGTCTCACAGAACTGGCAGGTTACGCAAAAACTTGGCTTGCCACATCTGTCACACTGAGGAATGTTTCTAAGATAATCCTTTCCGTCAAACGATTTTTTCAGACCGTTGATGAAATTTCTAAAAATTTTAACCACCATGCAATACACATGCTATGTTTCTTTTTACTACGCATATACATGGGCTTCCACTAGGAGACGATTTTTGCAAATCGGCTTGTGAAGTAGACATGTCTGATGGAGAATCCTCAATTGAAGGCTTTGCCTTTTTCTCTTTTTTCTCACTTACAGACATACTATGTAACAGCATATAACATATTTAAACATTGTTGTATCTTTTTATAGTATATAAATAAAATATTTTCATGGTAGAATTGCAAATTGAGGACTTTGCAGAGATCATAAAGTGGTTCAATCACAAGTATGACGAGGTCGAGGACAAGGGAATGGGAGAACAGAGTCGCAAGACCTTTTGGAAACTTAACTTTCTTCTGGAAGACAAGATGATTGAACTGGACTTGCTAAAGCGTGGCGGCAGCAAGAACGAGAACCTCGAGTGAATATATAAATCATACGCAATTCTTTTATGTTAGACATGCGTACACATTGCATCAATGGATCAATCATCAGAAACTAGACTTGACAAGATACAGGAAAGACTTTTGTCTATTGCGGCAGAGGAAAGAGAACTGCTAAGAGAGGCAAAACGAATAAGATGCGAACAAAATCATGCCTGTTCAGTCACAGATATAATTTATGGCGTACAAATAGGATAAGCTATAAATATCGTAACGGACTACACCATGTATGAAATGGAAACTTTCACTTGGTATCTTCCTTCTTTTTACAGGATTCCTAACCATCGCTGGAATAGGCTTGCTCCTGTTGCACATGTGGGACGAGTATAAAATCATGGAAGCAAGCAAGACTGACCGTGGGAACAATACCTATATTAATGAGGATGTTCTTGAGGAATTCAGATGATAGGAGAAAATCTTTGACTGCTGCAAGTGCAATCTCTGATCTTCTAAACCTGTTACATGAGGAATGGCTGGATGAGGGTAGGAAGACCGTGGTCAAAACCATGCTTGAGGACATGATTGACCGCATGGAAGACAACCTGTCAATGGATGATTTGCGATGAAATTTAACTGGGTTTTTGACTTTAAAGGTGTGAATTATAAGCGTAGTGGATGGAATCTTATTAAGGTGGAAGAATCTTAGATGAATGACAAGGCACAGCATTTCATTGCAGGCTTCTTACTGAGTATTCTTGGCTTGGCATGGACACCGTTGATTCTGTTAGGATTCATGTTTGGAATAGGCAAGGAGGCATATGACTATATAAGTGGAAAGGGAGTTTCCGAATGGGCAGACATGGCATACACTTTCTATGGTGCGATACTTGCATTGATTATAGTCTTGGGAGGAATAATATTTTGAGCCTAAGTCGAAAAGACCTTGAAAGCATCATATGCATAGCATGCAGCAGAAAGTATGGAGAGCATTACAAGGGTAATGGAACGAAATTTAACCTCCCCGAGCTCATGTCATGCATGTTTAGAATACAGGGTACTTTGGTTGCTGATGGTATTAAGAATGAGGATCCCAAGCCTAGCCCCCCTGTAGATGAGTTAGAGTATGACTGTTAATTTTTCTTAGCCTTTTATATAAGGGTACTATCCCTACGTATGGTTCAAATTTTTTTTAATTTTTCGGTAAATGGTGTGTTTCTTATATATATCATGTTAATGTCCTAAAAACCGTTTTTTCGCCATGTGACCCTGCACACAAAATTCGGGCAAAAAAAGGGGGTGAAAGTGTTTCCATGCTATATAAGTGATTATTCTACTAATTCACTTAATGCTGTTGGATTCTTTTTGTTCTGAATATAGACAGTTCCGAAGATTCTGAAACCTTCGGTGTTTGTGGCGTTGATGTAGTGTTTAATCTGGCTGTTGCCGTTTTGTGATTGCACTACTTCATCACCCTTGTCTTTAGAACGGTTCAAGATTGTACTCACAAAGGTGTTATCCTTTGATTTCATTTGTTCTTGAACTTGTGCTTTTAAGCCTGCTAGTTCTTCTGGGCTTAATTTGCTAAGGTCATAAGTCATTGTGATTCTTATCCTATACTCGTATATAAGGGGTGAGTTCCGTGCCTATACATGTATAGACAGGCACAAACGGCACAATGTTTAAGTACACGCTCAAATCATGGGTAATGTTTAAGTAGTCGCTCAAAGTTTGGGTAATGCTTATATAGTCGCTCAAAGTACCGTACTGAACCGTATTGTACCGTACTTTTGACCATTTGTACCGTACAGTACCGTACCATACCGTACCCGTACCGTACATTACCGTACAGCGACCCTATATGAACGTTATGAAAAAAAAACTTTTTAGATATGTATATATAGATGTGCGGCATGTGGTTGGGGGTATATCCTAGGAACAAATGTATTGAATATAAGACTATATAGTGTATGTGTGTGTCTATATAGTTTAGTTCGTTCATCTATTGGGGTGTATAGTACTGGGGGTATTGGTGGTTATAGTAGTAATGATGATAGTGTGTGTATAAAATAGATAAAAACATTGTCCATACCTACTGCCCCCCTTGAGGCATGTGTGTGGTATATCGGGGGAGAGGGATTGTAAGGGAGAGGGGGTTCTAGTGTATTGTTGCTGGGGTTCTTACTGCTGGTTTTTTGAGAAATGTTTAAGTAGTCGGTCAAAATTTTAGGCGTGGTCAGGCACGGAACGAAGAATTTAAATACGAGTTTCAGAATTTGACCTTGATGAAAAATTCTAGACACGAAAGCAGGTCTATTAGACATGGTATCACACGTTCCATTAGGCATAATAACCCTATTAGTGAAATGAGTGATATGATTGATAGTGTAAGGTCATTCTCTTATACTGTTATAAACAAAAATGATAAGATACGTAACAAAGCAATACGTCTTATGAAAGGATGGTATAATGTTGATATAAACAATATTGATGCATACCTCAAACAGATTAACACACTACACGCTGTTACAACCAATGTTGTAAATAACATTGATTACTGTGATACGCAAAATAATATGTTATCATTTATGAGTGATGGTAAATTTGGAGATATTAATATGATCATTGACACATACAATGATTTCATTGATAGAGATCCACTACTACGATTAGGTACCGTATCAAATATGGGATATGGTAAGTTACCATATATTAATCTTGATAAGGTTGATGTTATTGTAGGTAAAGTCAATAAAATGGTATCAACCACCCCAGAAGTCAAGGAGAATAAGACACATAAGTTGGAGGACATATTATGACAGTATCATCTGTCCCTAACTACAAATCATGCTGGTTTTGTGACAACAACGTAAATGCTGTTGGTGGTCTAGTTTGTAGTGAGTTTGATGCATACTGTTGTAAAGACCATATTATCAATGATAGGATATGTCCCATTTGTGATTGTGAGGGTATTAATACACCACATCACATTATCGAATGGGTAGTTGATGCAGAGAGTATTAATGATGCAGAAATACCACGTTTTCACATACCTAGTGCATATAATATACATGTGCAACACTTTAACATGTATAATGATGAGGAGGTTATATTATAATGCCTGTACTCCCCATCCCCCTTATTTCTTTATTTAGACGTAAAGATATATGTTTGTCATGTGATAAACGTATTAAAGATGTTAGTGGTTATATTATTGATAACTATCATACACATACTCTAAAATGGAACTGTACTTGGGAATCATTCAATAACAACCATGCAACGTTGGTTGATAGTGATGATGGTCATATATATGATTACAAATGTAAATCATGTATTGCTGATAGAGAATACAATATGGGTAACAAATATAACAAAACCCACCCACAAAAGGAGTATATGCAATAATGCCTATTTGTAATCTATGTAATGCTGATGTAGGTGATTATGGTATGAAAAGACATGAAGAATGGCATACTAACTGTAAAAAGAATAAAAGAAATACGGTTGAGGGAGTGGTTAAATGGATATGACAGTTAACAGATTAATATTGGATGTTACAAGTGTTACAACGACAGTTGTTACCAAGCACCTCTGGGAAACCTCTCCATTACCTGTTACAACACAACAAATTTCGAGTAGTGTTGTTCCCAGAAGGAACACACTCTCATATTATAATACAAAAAATATGTTATCGTGGGTTGACGGAGTAATGTCCTCACAAGTCAGAGTGAATGGTGTAAAACAATTCATGGATCTAAGGATCAAGGGTGATGTCATATAAGATTTAGATAGTATATCACATTAGATTGGTTAGAGATATGAATATAAACAAAAATATGTCTAAAGAACATATGGACAACGTATTAAGCATATATAGACATTTGCCTTATGCAGATAAAATTGATCAAGGTCTATATGAAGCATTAACAAAAACAATGAATGATATTGCTGATGGAGATGAACCATTAGAGAATGGTGTAACATTATCAACATTACAAACTATTGTTCTAATGTTATGTGAGAGTTGTATTGAATATACAGAAGAACAACAGTATGAATCAGTACAGGAGAGTATGAAATAATGTCCCATAATAAAAATAAACATAAAGTGTTTAAATGTATTTTATGCGAACAAGAATACGATAATAAAAAAATTGGTGCAACAGTAGGTAATAACCTTATCCCCCGTGAACTAATATGCGAGACATGTGTAAAAGATAATTATTGTTGGGCTACTGACAAAGAGTTAAAGCAACATAATTACAGTATAATAGAATCTCGTAGACAAGAGTTAAGACAGAGTATATAGTATGACAGTTATGCAACATCAATTAACAAAAATCGTCTTACCTGCCAACGCAGGTCTTAAAACAGGCGATACAAAAGGCTTCTTCACAGAAGTACAGTTCAAGGAGTTAGGATTTACCGATTTGGTAAATGTTACTTCTGTCCTTACACCAGAGGAGAAACAATTTGTTTCTGACAAAGGTAGTGCATTGGGTATGATCTTCATGGAAGATACCATATCAGGACAAAAGTTCCTAGTTCCTATGAATACCATCACTAAAGATGGTGTACGAGAATCTAGAGTTCCTAGAGGACTAAGTGCTCGTACTGTAACTGCTGAAGGACAACGTGGTCTAGTAGGCTTCCCAGCAATATCTGGTGGCTAACCACACCCCCATTTTTTCTTTTTTATTAAAATAATGACAAACAAAGAATATAATGCACATTGTAACAGATGTGGATATGATACCAAACATGATGAAGATGGTTGTGTATGGCATCAACAAACATTGACTACATCTGATGGAGAGAGTTATCAAAGATATGATGAGTTTAACCAAGATGGAGAAGAATGGTAATGAGTATGCCCAAGCACAGTATGAAATTGATCACGACTTATAGGAGATATTAAAATAATGACAATAAAATATTATGTTGAGATATATGAAATATCCACAGGTAAGGTAGAAAAGAGAATGGAAAAGAGTAGTAAATATGGTGCTGAGAAACTATACAATACAATAGCATTTAAGTATGGACTCAATGAACATTATGACGTAAGAATAGTTGAAGATGCAGTAATGGAAGAGGAGGTATATTGGTAATGACAGGCATACACGATAGCGTAGAAACATACGAACCTAAGGTAGATGTTACATATGAGGGTTCTGTACCAAAAGTAGATAACTCATTTGATGACATAACAGATGATAATGGTAATATTAATATTATTATCAATTCAGAAGTTATTGGACAAACATTAGCCAAAAAGATATACACCTCATGGACAAGTGGTCTAAGAGAACTGTATAACAATGAGGCTAGGGCATGTAGAACATCTAAAAAGATGGGTGCTAATCCAACAATAGTTATAACAGTTGATCCAAACAAAGAAACTAGAGAATTAATTATACAGGGTGTTGATTCATTAGGAATTACAAAAGCCATGTTTAACAAGGTTCTTAGAGTTATAGGCACAAGTGGTAATACTGATGGAGAGGAGATAGGACAGTATGGTATGGGATTCATATCTTACGCACTAATGTGTGATGCATTACTAATGGAAACATGGTCTAGAGAAACTGATGAACATTATGCCATGTTATGTGATAGTGGATTAAAGTTCAAACCTATTCCACTTGAAACTACTAACGGTGTTAATAGAATGAGTGAGTATGGAACTAAACTAACTATGACATGTAATGATGATGTTTCATTTAGTACATTGGTAAGTAATGTATATAAACTAGCAAGATTCAGCAAGGTTCCTACAAAAATAATAATAAAATCAGAAATTGAAGGATATTCACGACATAGTTGGCGTAATGATGATGATGATGAGGATAGTTATGATGCAGGTGTTTATGAGTGTCCATCATACCAAAATGGTATGGACTACATGAAAGATAGTCATAAATATGAATGGATCAAGAACTCCAAAAAATCACAAGGAAGAAGCATAGTTACATATAAAGAAGTAACAATAGACAACGAGGATTACAGATTTGATGGTATATTTGTTCTTACTAAATCATCATATGGAACTATTGATATGTCAGTAGAAAGTCGTAAAAATCCATTATTCCTAGTAGGAACTGAGATTGACAGTAAGTTAAGCATTGGTTGCTTCCACATGTTCACTATGAATGTTAAGAATGAAAGAAAATATAGTCCTGTTGCTAGTAGAGATTCATTAGAAAACAATGCAGTAGATTTGTTAGAGGAAGATATTAATGACAAATTAACAGAATACTTCCAAAATGAATTTCCAATAACGACTATTAAAGATTACAATAGTTCATTAGATAAGGCATTATTATCACGAAATGTTACATGGAATATGGAAAAATACCTTGCAAAAGAAACTAATGATATAAGCGATACTCTTAATACAAGATATGGAACTACTGATAAAACATATTCACAATTAAGTGATATGTTGGCAGGTGGTGGAAATCTAGTATGTCTTAAATCATTAAGACAGAATCTCATGGATCTGTTATCAGAACATATTGATGGAAATGTTACATTCTTTAGAATGCCTACTAGACTAAGTGATGAAGAAAGAGGACATAGAGTAGCATTGTTCAAAGATTTGAACATTATCATGGGAGAAGACTATAAAAAAGATAATAAACTCAAAGAAAGTGGTAGTGGAAGATCAACAATAGTTGATAAGAATGGTAAGAAAACTGCATTTACCAACAACAGAACATGTGTATTATACAACAGTACACGTGGAACTGAAGATACTACTTTATTTGGAAATGCTAGGGGTTGGAGATCAGGAAGTAACAAATATTCATCTACTATCGGAGATATTAACAATAACTATCATAATCACATAATTATTGCTGATACTAAGAGATTCCATGATACAGAAGATTGTATCAATGAATTAAGTAATGATTGGAAAGTTGTACATGATATGAAAGGATTGTCAGATAAGATAATGACCATTGACAAGTTGGTTAATAAAATTGGTAAAAAGGAATATCAAACCAACAAAGGTATTGTAAAAGGTAGTGATTTGATTGGTAACTATATGGCAGTAGTTATGAGTAATAAAGAACAATTATTAAACATACCTGATCCTGATACTGATGAATCAGATGTTTCTAATTATCTATTTGGGGTTAATAATAAAACAGGATTGGAACTAAGATGGATAGCAATTAAAAACATTGAGGAATACGTAGCATTGAATATGTATCTAAAATTTAAACCTATGGGAACTTCAAGTAACATGGTTGAAACAGTTATACATAATGACCAATATGGACAAGCATTCAAAACAGTATTAAAGAATCCTATATCAGGAGATGAACTATCATTCAACGGTAATAATTCTTCTTCTAAAGATCACAAGGGAGATGTTATAGCAAGAATGTATTGGATAAATGATTTATTGCCAAAAGAATATTCTGATGTTTTCCTTAGTGCTGTTCAGTATGATATGAGCATCATTGATAGAATTGAAATACAATCACATAGACTCATGGAATTGTTAGGTAGATCACAATGACCGTCTTAATAAATGTAACTGTTGATTTAGATGATACAGAAGCATTGGAAGAACATGGTAGTCTTGAAAATGGTGTGTATGGAGTAGATGAAGATGGTGTCTATCACATGTATCATCATAATAAGACCTATCTTGTTAAATGGGATAGAATTTATGGTAGTCCAGATGAAGATCCTGAATATGGTAAAATATTAATGGATAATACACAATGAATCCTCAAATTATAGCAGAACGTGATAGTTCTCTAATATTATTTGAATCAGGTAAGGTAAGATCAGTTCCTAACAATCTCTATAATCAGGTAAAATATAGAGAAAATAAAGGAGAACGTATCTTATACACATTTAATGATGATATGAAAGTTCATGAAACTTATGATAATGGCATATTCAATGCTTTCATAAAAGATGAAACATTACAGATAAGAAATTCACATGTTATATGTGAATCTATTATAGACCATAAAAAGACAGGAGATACTGAAAAATTCAGTAAGTTATTTAAAAAACTTTACTTCCAATCAAAGAAAACAGAATTAATGAAAGAAATGATTGATGTATTTGGAGATAGAGTAAAGACACATACATCTGGTAAAGAAAATCCTAATACATACTATGTAGTAGATGAAAGATTTATGGTAGATGATAAGGGTGTATCTCATTACATGGATAAAAAAAGACATTGGAATTTCCTATGTACTGTTGCACAAGGAAATTTATCTAAAATGACAATATCAACTAAGATAGGAACTATTGAATTAGAGGCAAAAGAGTTAGAGATAATGGGTAAAATTGGATTCTTATTATCTCCCGATATTACAGATAGTGTATTCTTCCATCAGTTACCTGAGGATCTTCAAGATGTTCTTAAAGCAGAAGTTGAGTTTGATAGTGTTAATTTAGGGGGAACATAATAATGTATATTATAATGAATATTATAATATCTATGTTCACAGGTGGTTGGAGATTATAATCATGACTACACATTACACATACCAACATGAAATAGATTATAACATATTGGATAAAATGGATAAAGATATCATTCTTGACTATGTATGGGAAAATACGGATATGATGGACAAGATGAGAGAATGGATAAAGGACGTATTCGAGGATTAATAATGAACTTAGAACAAGAAGAATCTCATAGAGAGTTCTGTAAAGACATTCTTAAAAGAATAGAAGCACTTGAAGAAAGAGTTGATAGACTACCATGCGACCATGTAGGATTTCCGATAGATGAAGGATATGAGTTAGATGAAGATGATTATGAAGTTCAAGTAGATACATGTAGAAACTGTGGAGAAAGAGTATAATGACCATAAGATACGAGAATAATAAATTAGTCAATCTAATGTCGCATAAAATAATAAAAACACATTTGAGAACAAAAGATGATGCATGGTCAGTTTGTTGTAGTACATGTAAGCATAAGTTTAATGATGGGGAAGATAGGCATGAGTGGCGTATGTACTTACCTTATGGAAAAGATGAGGTTAAATATAGAAATGGATCATTCAAAACTACAAATTGTCATGAATGTTTTGTAAAAACTATGGTTATATGGCAAAGATCAATAACAGAACAAATAGAATCAATGCCTGACAGCATGAGGGAGTTAGCATAATGGGTTACGATTTCTATCTTACTGTGAAAGAAAACTCTTGCAAACATTGTAATGAGCATGAGTGCAGTACAAATCATGAAATATGTGATATGTATGTATCATATAATCATGCTTGGGCTTTCTACAAGTATCTTGACAAGGATAGTGGTTTAAGATGGATGTATGGCAAACCTGTATCACAAATAATCTTACCATTAAAGAAAATGATTGATACGTTTGTAGAAAAAGAATGTCATGACATTGTGCCTACTCATACAACTGATCCACTTACTGGAGAGATAGCATGGAGTGATAAACTCATTATGACATCTATGATACGTGATATTCATGGTAATTGGAAAGAAGAACATGAGGCTAGAGATGATGGTTGGGCAACTACGTTTTACAATGCCTACAGATGTGCTAATGAGATACTTGAAAATTCAATATCTGCTATAGAGAATGGTCGTCATAATGCCATATGGAATGGAGACTAAATAATGGCTAGTGATTTACCTGCTGGTTGTACTGAAGCCATGTGTGATGGAGATGATGATCCATGTGCAAGATGTGGTCATGTATGGTCAGAACATCTAGATGAAGACGACTATGTATACAACTCATACGGAGAGGTTGTTGTTGCATGTGACAACAAATATTGTCAAAGTTGTGAGGGATATCTAGAGGGCGAATATGTACCATCTTGGCAACCTGACACATATGCGGAGTATTACGCCTAATGATCTGTCCTAACTGTAAAACAGAGTCAATAAACTGGAAAGTATATCCACCTCAATGCAATGACTGTAAATATGAGTTTAAACCTCATCATGACGGCATTGATTTAGAGGATAGAGGAGATTAAATAATGGCTACTAATAGATTGTTTAATATAAGTAAATCAGTATGTGAGAATGACTATACTAGATTCGCTACTAGGGATATCAAGGGTAAACTGCCTAGAATATTTGAAATGAAAAAAATATATAAAAACTTCAAATATATGAAAGATGCAGAAGTACACATACGTAGTCTATCAAATCCTTCAAAGATGAATACATACGGATATAGCATTAGTGCTCATGCATGTAAGGTAGGAGGAAAATTACATGCCATTAAAGGATCAGTATGTGAGTTATGTTATGCCAGAAAGGGCAGATATGTATTCCCTATCGTACAAAAATGCATGGAAATGAGGTTAGAATTGATTACCAATGATCCACTATGGGTTGATGCTATGGTATTCATACTGAATAAAAAAAGATACAAGGGTAAAAAATTGGATATATTCAGATGGCATGATAGTGGAGACATACAAAGCCCAGAACATCTATCTAAAATGGCAGAGATAGCAGAACAAACACCTCAAATAGAACATTGGTTGCCTACTAAGGAATCTGTTGTTGTTAGAGAATGGGTTAAGACACATGACATACCTGAAAATCTAAACATTAGGATTAGTGCTTCCATGATAAATGGAACACCAACTCATGTTGATGGTTGTACTACGTCTATCGTAGTTACCAAAGACATGATAGGTAAAATTGATGGAACTGATTGTCCTGTCTATGCTGATTCTAATCATGGTAAAGAATGTGGAGATTGCAAAGCATGTTACCTAAAGACAGTAACAAATATTAACTATCTGGCACATTAGTTATGAATGTACAAGGACATACAGTTTGTGACTTCTGTGATAAAGATACTGGAACATTCTACAAATATAAGGGGGGAGATATGTGTTTGTTTTGTTGGAGAGAGAAAAAATGAGTAAAACTATTATGAAAGATAAAGATATGGAAACCAGCATACCAACTTTGGCAGTTGATTTCGATCAATATGATCCAAAGAATATAGACGTGTGGGAAGAATACATACCTATTGGTAATGAGAAAGAACGTCTAACTATGGCTATTAAAAGTGCCAAATTACCATACCTCATTGAAAGTGAGAAAGGACAAGGTAAGACATTGTTAACTCATACCATATGTAAAGAAAATAAAATTGCATTGGTTAATGAGCCTATTGGCGTTGGAACTAAGAAAAGTGATTTAATTGGAAGCAAGGAAATCAATAGAGATGGAACATTCTTTAGTCTAGGATTGTTACCTAAATCAATAGAGGTTGCCAATCACTTTGGTCATGCCTGTTTGTATGGAGATGAAGGTAGTAACCAAGAACATGAGGTTCAACAGTTATGGCACTCCATATGTGACGGTAGACGTAGTATTGTTGCCAATGGTAAGCAGTATAAACTGAACAATGGTTGTAAGTTGGCTATTATTTGGACAATTAATCCAGTAACATATGCAGGTGTTAACAGTATGACAGAAGCACTAAGAAGTAGATTTATTGGTAGTGCTTGGAATTACCCATCCAATTCTGACATGGAGAGTGTTATAGACTGGACAGATATTAGCATTGACTTAATTAAAACCCCACTTTTGACACTAGCACAAGATATATATGCCCTAAAGTTAAAGGGAGATGTAGAATATGCTCTTTCTATTAGAGATCTTGTACAGTTTACACATCATTATAGGGAGATTCAGGATAAGATTTCTAAACCGTTAGAAACTGCTCTCAATGAGGTTGTTATGATTAAGTTTAGTGAACCTGCTGAACGTGAACTGATAAGGCTACGTATTGAAGATACGTTTGATGTGAAGTTATAATGTCTAAAGAATACATGAATAAAAACAATAGGTGTATTTTATGTTTTGAAGAGCCAGAAGATAACCTAAATCTGATTAAACATCATGTGTCTTACTTTCCAGAACGTATAGCATTTGTTCACTTTGCCTGTCATAACATGATTCATGATCCTGACAAACCACTAGACTTGTGGATTCAGTACGAACCAGAAGACAGTAAGATGTTCTATAAGATAAAGAAGGAGAAAGAATCAAATGAATAGAATGATATGGGCAATAAGGACTAGCAACTTTAGAACATGGTTGTCATACGGTCTATCCAGAATGTTCAACAAGCCTTGGGAGTTTAAGGAATGACAGATAAAAAACCTGATTTCCGTCTGAGATATAACAGAAACTTGCCTGAGCCTAACAGGTTGGTCGTATGGGATGTCAAGAATGATAAAGAGTATACAACTAGCCACTTTGACCTTACTGGGTGTAGGATAAGCATGTTCTATGGTAATTCCATTAAGCAGGAAAAAGCATGTGGTGCTAAACTAATACTAGAGGTATGGAAGTAATGGTTAGTCGTTGCAATAATCTATGCAATAGATATAGAAAAGCAGGTGCACGTACAACAAATTATCGTAGTGGTAAAATTGCATACTGTAGAAACTGTTCCCATATGTTTCATAAAGAAGATGTTGTGAAATACAGATGTCCATGTTGTAAGGGTTTAGTTAGAACACATCTTAGAAGTAGCAGAAGAAAAGAAATGCAGAAGATGACGGTGCATAGATATTGACCAAAACATATTATATAGGAGACCATGAAGGAACTAAAGTATCTAAAGAACGTTATTATGATATATTTGGGAGAGATCCATAATGACTAAACGTAATATTGACCTGCTTAGTAACAGGGATATGTTTGTCAAGTATGCAAATGTTGTAGAGGTTGCTAGAAATGCAAAAATAAAAATATATCATCAGGGTGGTGTTAACTGTGTTTATTATAAGGGAATAAAGGATGGAAAACATCAGTTTAAAATATATTCAGCAACACCTAATGCTAAAGGAATTGAAAAGTTTGTAGGTATCATACACGAACTGTCACACGTATTGTTTCAATCTCCATTTAATGCAACCAATAAACTATTAGAAGAACATTGGGAACTAGAAGGAGAAAGGTTAAAGTTGTTTTTCAACGTATTTAATGTGTTGGAAGATCAACGTATAGAATCACAGATGGGTAAGATGTATCTTAAACATGCTGGTAGATTCAATAAAACTACAAAAAAACTAGGTAGGTTGATGGATGTGAAATCACTTACAAATGGAAACCCTGTCAATATGTTATTAGCCATAAGATTTCAACGTGGTAATGATATTAAGGAGTTAAAAAACTTTGATGTGTATGAAAAGGCATTGCAAGATGTTGTATTGACTGACAAGTATGGTGCATTAAGAGTACTTGTAATTCTAAAACCATACATTGATAAATGGATGAGTGATAAGGAAAAGAAACTTGAATCTGTAGTAGTATCAAATAAAGATAATGCAGTTATGAAAAAGTTGAATGCAGATACATTTGAAACAGATAAGACATATTCAGAAAATCAGAAAGAAAGTAGTGGAGAAACTGATCTTGATATTCCTGAAGAACTGTTACATCCAGAAGATGAAGTTAATAAAGAAACTGGATTAGAAGTAAGTAAAAAGAATGGTTCTGACATAGTAAATGAAATATTTAAATCATTAAGAGATGATGGTACTGTAAAGAATCCACCAAAGAACGTGGAATACATTGATAGACATCCAGAATTGGTATCTATTAACTTGAAAACAGCAAAAGGCATGTCAAAAATATTCAAGATACTGATGATGAGAAGTAAAGAATTTGTTGATTATGATGGGGATGAAATAGACGTTGAATCATATGTAGAAGGAATTATACGTGGAAATGATATGGGTAGATGCCGTCTCAATAAGAAACAAACTCATGGCGTGTCAATAGTTGTATCAATAGATGGATCTTATAGTATGTCAGGCAGTAAAATTCTAATTGCTAGAGAAATGGTTGCAACCATGTTTGAATCTGTTAAACACTTGGATACTGTTGATATCAGAGCTAATATCTGGAGTGGTAACATATATGGTAAGATTGGAATAACTGAAGTTAACAGTCAAGAAGATGTCAAATATATCGGGCTTAATGTTAAGGGTACTGCATATAACACAACTCCTACACATATAGCATTAGACCATAGCAGTTTAATGCTTAAACAAATGAAAGGAGACAGAAAACTGTTAATAATAATTACAGATGGAGCACCTAATCACTATAATGCTGGTTATCATGTAAGTATTGAATCGTATATCAAGACATGTAAAAAATCACTATTTAAAGCAATGAATGTCACACCAAACATAATGTGTGTTGTTGTACAAGATAATAGGTACTTTAAATACAACTCAATTAGAGCATTATTCAAGCCTAGTAAGATGATGAATGTTAATAATATGGGTGAGGCATCCGAAAGAGTTATAAAGAGATTTAAAAAAATGATTATTAACAACATTGTCTGAAAAAGATCGCATAATAAAGAAGGTAAAAAGGCTTGAAGCGTTATTATTCATACCGTTCTGTCATGAAACGGATGAGGAACTCGAAAAAAGGCATAGTGATGGATTATTAATGAATTATCTTAGAACATTAGAAAAATTAAAGGTAGAGCAATCTAATGACCTTAAGTGATAGAGAGAGATTCATACTACATACAATGTCTGTGATGGTTGTGGACACTATGGTAAAAAAAGTACAAGCAGATAAGAATATCATGGATGGCACTGTAGCATTATCAGTTGAGGAACTGATAGACATTATGAATGACATAGGAAGAGGTAGATGTAGATCTCTAAGCAGACTTGATATAAGCACACTTTATGAAGAAATACATGAAGAAATGATGCTTGGTGTAGAGATACATAAAGGCAACATATAAATATTTCATTGATATGACTATTGTTATGATTTGTAATATTTGTGCATTAGAGATGACTACTCATAAATATGAAGAACTTGACGTATGTGACGAGTGCCAAGTACTAATAGATAAAGAACTTGCAAAACCTGTAGTAAAACAAGAATGACACCACCTGACAAAGAAGTATGGAATGGAGACTATACCTGTATTAATATAGAGTGTGATAAAAACATACCTGCACATATTGTAGAAAAACAACACACACATCCAAAAAACAGGGTTTGTTCATCATGTAAGTCATCACCAATTATTAGATGGAAATGTATAGGATGTGACAGTATTATAAGTAACAATACAAAAAGAACAGGTACATTTTACTGTTCTGTTATGTGTAGACAGCATAGTTATCATGTTAGAAAATATGCTAAAGTTGTTAAACCTGTAATAATTAAAAATATCAGGGGTTGTCAATACTGTTGTAAAATATTAACACATGATTATGCTTTAAAATATTGTGATAACAAGTGTCGTAGTGAACATAGAAAGTTAGAGGAACATAGGAAACTGTACAGGGCAGATATGATTAAACGTGCAAATGCAAGGATGTTGGCTAAGAATCCAAACTATGACAAGGAGAAAAGAGTCAAACATAAAGAGAAACAACAACTGTATCAGAAACGTAGGTATAATGTACTGAAACTAGTAAAAAAAGTACGTGATAGGCAAACACATATATAATACTATATATAAGTAACTATGTGTGTAATGGGTATTGTAATCTATATGTACATAAAATAAATGAGAATAATCACTACTGCCAGAAATGTTCAACATTCATTCCTGCATCATATTTATATAAAGAGAATAAAAAACTTGGTAGATTAAGATGTAATTGTTGTCATGGGTTAGTTAGACATAAAACCAGAATTTATAAGATGAATGTTATGCCTAGCAGTATTCTTCTGCCCACAACATAGCAAAAATCAATCTTTCTTCCTGATCATCATCTAGACACTCTTCCTTTACACAATAATGTAGATATTCATGTGTTATTGTACTTAGTAAATCAGCCATATTCTCATGTTTATTTAAGTAAATTACTATTCTATCACTTGCATGGTAATATTCACCATGATCCTCTCCAACTATCCTAAACGTAGAACTTACCATGACATTTATGAATATTAATAATATTTAATTATAGTGTATGAATCTAGTCATGAATACTAATAACGGAAAGAAATGATGTATCGACATTCTTTCTCCTTCCATCAGGCTAAGTCGGACTCTAATCTATCTTAGACGTTTCCGAGAAACCTATTATTGATAATTATGACTATTATATATATTTATAGTCATTTCAACTCCCCATGCTCTTCACAATGGTATATTAAACCTCTCTCAATGTCTCTACCACTAGAATTATAACTAAGATCTTTGCATTCTTTATAGCATTTAGGACACTTCATTCATTATCCCCACAATCTTTACAAGTATCAGGATTAATACAAACTGGATTATGATTACCATCTCTGGTAGGATGTTCACTATTACGTTTTCTAATAGTTCTTGTCATGTAAAGTGTATACATGCATAATATTTTAATATTCCTGTCTAATCAAATACACCATCAGAGCAATCTACTACTGCTCCACAGTTAGGACATATTTGGTGACATACTGTCATCTTATCCATCTCTTCGTTACAACGCTGACACTTCATAACTTAATGCTTTTGGTTAAGTTTTGATTGATCCCCATGTAGTGACATTTGAAGCAATGCTGGGATGATTCCCAACAATGCTTTCCTGTGCAACCACAAGATTTAAAAGTTTCATAACATAATTTGCATCTCATTATCCACTACCTATTACTTTATGACAATGACAGGTACATGGTTCTAATCCAGCATATTGTGTAGGACATTGAAAATGTTTATCATTTCTACATGCTGGGTATATCAATCAGTCTCTTTCCTCATCATACTTTATCTTTAGATATATTAAATAGTTTATCATATCTTCTATAGTATCTGAAACCTTTTCATCGTTTATCATGGGATTTTCATTAGGATTCTTTGTTAGACTTATCAACCTACTAAATTTATCAGCAAGTCTCACCAATAGACCTTGACATACTGTGTCAGTTATGCCCCAATTCTTTGAATTACTAATATTTGCTAAAGTATCTCCATTCTTGTGTTGATCCCTAGCATAGTCCATGCCTTTCTTCTCAACTATATTGTATGCATTACTGCATATCTTCCTATGCTCACGTAATACTTTTTTTATGGATGTCATAAATAAAAAAGGGAGGTTATTCCTCGTGTTTGAGTTTGTTTTGATAGAAATGATTTGATTCAATCATCTCTGTTGCTATTGGTTCTGCAATATCAGCTTGTAGTTGTTTGTCTTCTATAGTTGCTACCCTGTTTCCATAGTTTGCTAAGAAGTCATTGTAATTATCTAAGTTTTCACTTTGATAATTCATCATACCATCAGTTCCAAATCGTAATTCATTCTCTGCTTTGATTTGTTCTGCTGTTTTTCCATCATAGAGTATTTCGCACCCAAACTGTGCTTTATGTGCATCAGTATATTGATTATTATCACATATTAATGACATGTCAATATTTCTATGTGTTGCTGTATGGTCATCAAAGTTTAGTGCTTGGACATCAGGTGTGTAAACATCCATCAAACTGAAGTTATAGTCATCATCGCCTGTAGGCATTGAACTATATCCTTCCCCAACTACCTTGAGTAAGGCTTGTTGTCCACGACATTCTTCTATTGCCATTACAATTTCTCCTAACTGACCTTCAACTTGAACATTATTAACTTGCCAAAGATTAAATGATGAAATCTCAAACTCTCTTGCAGTTTGGAACGGTGCTGTTTGCTTATCCATACCTTGTTTACAAGTGTTCAATTTTTTCAACAAATTCATCAATACAGATTCATCTTTGGTTGCCTCCCCGTTCAAAAGTTTTTCTTCTATTACTAGAATAATTCTCTCATTGGGTGTCAACTTTGCTTTCTCTATTGCAATTTCTGCAAGTGCTTGTTCATTGAGTTTTTGAATCTCTTGGTCGTATCTTTCAACGGTTAGTAATTCTTTATACTCTTTGAGGTCTTCTATCGTATAGACCTCTTTGAATCCCTGCCAAACACAGTGAAACTCTACTGCAATTTCATCAAAGTTACATGTTTGTCCATGTGAATTAAATGGTACTTCAACTGTTGCTGTTTCTGCATATACACTAACACCAGAGGTCAGGGCTACACTGACCAATACTGCTAATAATATTGAATTTTTCATATTAGTGTAAATAAATGATGGATATATATATGTTTATAATTCTAATCCAAAATTCTCAGCTATGTTTGAAAACTTTTTATACTCTTCAAGATAGAGTCTGCCTTTTTCTGTTATGACAAACGTTGTCTTTCCGTCAGAGTCTATTTTATTTACTAAGTTTGATTGAGTTAGTTTACTCATGAATCCAATCATTCTTTTATGTGACAGGTTAGATTTTCTTATTAGAGGAGTAATTGGTATTCCTTGATTACCACTGTATGATACAGTATCTAAAATATCCTCTGTTATCTGATAAGAATTTCTGTACATATAAAACATTTATGTCACTTATATATAAATTAATCTAACATATTTATGTTATTTAGTTCAGAATATGGTAAATTATAACAATCACTAAAGAATTTAAAATAAGACCCATCAGGATCTCCTTTCCTTGCAAAACTTGCCTTATCATAGAAATTTTGAGGTTTAATTATACCACAAATATAACCCTTTGAAAAATCTTTAAACACACTACAAAATACATAATAATCACATTTTTGTTTTGTATTCCAGTTAAATATTGTTGCATTATAAAATGGTTTGGGTAATACATTTCTCTCTTTAGTCTTTACTTCTAATTTGTTACCATTATATTTTAAATCCCATTGATATGTATTGGAGTCACCAATATTAAAATAAGATTTTACTAACTCCTCACCTAAAAATCCTATCATATTACCACCACCACCACGTACACTTCCTTTAATCACACCCATATCATTTGATTTTATAGTTGCATTTTCCTTCATCTGTTGAGTTATTTGTATTTCTTTAAACATTATTCTACACTCGACTCTTTAATTGCAAGTTCTAACTCTAATCTTGACTTTGCATTGACCTTGTCCTTCCAAAGTTCCTTGCATTCGTAATGCCAAACGTCTATCACCTTCCACCCATTCCATTCTAACATGTTCTTTTGGATGTTATCTATTGTAGCCATTCTTGCACTGGCATGGTGTTTGTCCTGTACTCTTATTGCTAAATTTTCAAATAATGTAACTGCCACTATGTCTATTGTCTCTTTTAATTGTCTATCACTAAATGTCTCAAGATATTCAGGAGACACCATGTCAGATAGCTTGACTTGAGTAAGATATTCAGAATTTTTACCAAACATATCCTTGATTATCTCAAGTGTTGCGACCTCTCCTTGTCCTATTATTTCCATTATTCATCATCCTCATGGCATGAGCAACCACAAATCATGTGATACCAATCTGCCATCTGTTTTAGACATCTTTCACAAATAGTCATTAATCATTACCCTCTTTCATCTTATCACTAGCATAAGTCGGAAACAGGTCAGGTATCCAAGCATGTACAAACAGTGCAATACTCATACTCATTGCCCTCCACCAATGAGTCTTATATCCCATGCAGTTATCTTTTAAATGTTTAAACATCTCTCATCTCAAAACTGCCTTTAATGTGACCATGTTCCATACAGAAATCCATGTATATCTCTTTACAGATTAAACAATATGGGTGCTTTCTTGGTGTTCCTGTTAGTTTCATAATGGAGTTCCATCATTCCATGATTCTAATTGTTTTATTCTTATTTGTAGTTGTATAATTTCATCTTGCATACCTAAGATATAATCTGCTATATCCCTATTGGTTTCACCCTCTTTTACATCTATGATTAATTCATCATCAAACTTTTGCTCATAATCCTCATCCTCTACATTTTCCCAGCATGAGAATCTATCCTTAGTTAGTTTCATTTACTTACTCTCCTTTACCACCTTAAATAATCTTTCCAATTTATCCAATTTAAATCGTTTAAGTTTCTCTACCACTGAATGATGTGACTTACAAAGGAGGGCAAAACGGTTGGGATCTTTGTCAATTATTGGTAATATGTATAAATTGTAGTCATATGTTGTCTTGAAATCTTTGTATATCTTCTCACCCTCAATGTATTGTTTGTGATGAAACGTAAAGAATTTACCGTATTTTTTGTGGCAGACTTTGCATTTTAAATCGAATTGTTTTTTTGCAGCGACCTTTCTCTTAAGGTTATCACTATCTTCTTTCTTCGTCATGTGTTTTTTCATGCTCCAAAATATCTTTCACTACTTGTGTCTGACCTTCTATAGTCCAATCACAAACTTCACAGGTATATCTCATTCTACGTTAGACATTCCTCTAGCATCTAAAATGTATTCAGCATCTGCCATAGCATGTTCAGGTGAGTCTATCATTCTTGCCAGTCTTTTCTTACCACTCTTCTTAAAGTATAATCTATACGTACTTGCATGTGCTACGACATTACCACCTATTGGTTTTATAGGATCACCAAACATCATGGCTGGATCACTTTGAACTTGATTAGTAAACACTACAGCACATCTAAAGTAAAAAGAAATGTTCTTGATATGACTCATCAGTCTTGCTATCTGCATCTGTCTTTCTGCCAACGTTCCTCTTCCTAGATATTCTTCCCTAAACTGACCTATTGCTCCGTCTAATATCACTAGTTTAGGTTTCTTATCATCTAATATCTTACTAAGACCGTTGATAGTTCCCATTAGTTGTTCTGTATTTGGGCAGTATAGGTAAGTAATTTGATCAAGATATTTGCCTACCCCTTCGTCGTCTTCTGCGTATTCTCTTGCCTTTAACATCTCAGCAATTCTATTTGGTTTGAATGTATCTTCACAGTCTATCCAAATGACATTGTTTCCATCATGGATTGTCTCAACTGTAAGAGAGTTACAGAATTGTGTTTTACCTGCTCCAAATTCTCCATATACCTCATAAGTTGCCTCTGGTCTTACGCCACCGCTAATAAGGTTGTCAACTTCATCACACTTTGTTGAAATGACAGGATATGCTTTTTGATATGCCCACAGTTCATTTGTACTCATGTCACTTCTCCTAATAAGACCGTTTTCTTCTAAGAGTTTTTGTGATTGAAATACCCAAGAGTCACAGGTTGGCTTAGCAACACCAGTAATTTCCTTGATTTCCTGAGCACCTCTAATACAAAGGTCTATGAGTGAGGTTACACCGAAGGTCTCTAGTTTCTTCTGAGTGACAGAACCTACACCTTTAAGCTGATCTACCCCGAGTTCTAGATCAACAGTTTCTATCTCCGTTGTTTCCGTGGGAGTCTGAGTTTCTTCCAGTGTATTATCTGACTCGATAGAGTCGTCTTCAACAACCATCACACTAATTTAAGAAACACACTTCAATATTAATCTTGCTATATCCTTGTATATGTGCCGTCACCGTTGAGTTTTATGGCATTATTGTTCTCCCACTTTGATATGGTTGCCTCTGCCTTTTCCTTGGTCATGCCACTTGTTATCAATGCTTTCTCAAATTCTCTCAATTTTACATTGCCCTCTATGTTCTTACAAGAGTTCCATACTGTCAACACATCATGCTCCTTTACAGATTTACCGTCTACAAAGATCTGTGACTGTACACCACCCTGACTTATACTGCTTCCAAACGACTCGTATTGTTTCTCAAGTAAAATTTTAATAATATTTATATCGCTTTTTTCAACTTCATTTTTAAAATGTAGTTTTGCATATGCCATACTAAGTCTTACTATTGCCTCCAACTGTCTTGTACCTATTGGAATGTCACTCTTTGCACTGACATTTCTCATCTTTTCATAGATATCCAAAAGTAACTTCTTTGCTTCCTCGTTGAGTTTTGGACTGAAGGTTCTTGCATAGTTGATATACTTAGCCAAGTCATCCTCTTTTAAATAACAACGGTCACCCATAGACATTTCAAATGATTCCAAGATATGATTTGCCTTAAGTCTGTCACTTGTCATGTTTACCTTGTCCTGAATTAACCATATCAAGTCAAACCTACTCAACAATGGTGCTGGCACGTTGATGTTATCTCTTAGAGAGTTGTCACTGTCATACATACCCCATTTTGGATTGGCTGCTGCAAGTACGCTTGTACGACTTGGTAGTGTCATTGCTATTCCTGCCTTTGCTATGCTTACTGTCTGCTGTTCCATAGCCTCATGCATTGCACTTCTGTCCTGTTCACCCATCTTGTCAAACTCGTCTATGCATGCTAGACCGCCATCACACATTGGCAGTACTCCTGCCTGTGCAATACTTCTTCCATCTGACATCTTTACAATACCTATCGTAAGTCCTGCTGCTGATGAACCTCTACCACTTGTGTATATTGACTTTGTAACAAGTTTGCTTGCAAATTTTAACAGTTCTGACTTTGCCATACTTGGATCTCCTATTAAAAACAGGTTGATATCCCCCCTCTTTTGAGTCTTAACTCCACCTGCTAACTGTAACAATATGCTTAACTTGATGTCATTATAGCCAAATATTGCTGGTGCAAATGAATTTATTATCTTGTCTATGAATCCGTCCTGTTTTGAGTCAACGGTAAGCTGCTTAATTTCAGTCTCTTCAGGCAGTGTTGGCTTGTTTTCATCCATATCCTGTACTGACATTACGTCTATAAACACCTCATGCTCGTTTTTCTTAAAGTCAACGGCAGTTCTGAACAAGCCTGTGATGAGTTTATTCTGTCCAACATATGATGTTCTGACCAATTTACCTACCAGTTTACCTGTAAATATTACAGGTGAACTCTTTTTACTCTTGTCCATTGGCTCCTGCATGAGTATGGTCTGTATGTCATCTGTAATCATCTCACTGGTTCGTATCATCATTTTTGCCTTTTTACATGCTGGATTAGAGCATATTGGAGGAACTATAACTCTATCAATATTGCACTTGGATTCATCTTTATTTCCACATAAAACACAATCAAATTTAGCTTCTTTGATATAGGATTTTGGAGAATCTGTTGCCAATACCTGACACTCAAATGTAACTGTAGTATTTTCATGCTTGGTGTTGATATCATGCATGTTCATAAGCAATTCACCGAGAAGATTTATTTTAATATCAGTAAATGAGGATTTGATTAATTCAAAGTCACCGTCTTTCTGTGCCTTTACACGAAAAATAGCGTTACGCAGTACTTCAATAAAGTCATTTGGATACTGTAGATAAATATCTATGAATCCTTCTTGTGATGGGTTTATTGATATGGTACTGTTTGGTCTAAGACTGTCTATAACATCTGTATATCTATTATCTATTAATGCTTTAACTACACGGTCTACTTTTGCTGAGTCAGTATACTCTACTGTTTTATCATAATCAGTCATACCCTACTCTCTAACTCCATTCTTAATTTGTTTTGTAACTGAGATACTTTTTTGTTAATTTTGACCAAGTCATCATTTGTCAAGTCCTTGATACAATCATGCCATAAATCCATTCTGTCCATAATTCTAGGATATTTTGAATTGGTTATTTTCTTGTAAGATTTGACATACTCTTCTACTGCCATTGCCAAGAAGAGACTGAATGAAGTATTTTTTGGTCTAAGAGTATCAAACGATTCAAATATTGGTACAATGCTTGGACTTATTGATATTGTAGTGGTTTTCTTAAACTGCATGAAAGTTAATTAACTTGAGGATATATATGTGTATCTAATAAATTATGTTTTAGAGAGAGTGTAGTACAAGAAAAATAAAGTTAATTAATTAATTAACTATCTAGTCACGAAAAAAGTTGTAAAAAAGAAAATCCTAGTCACGAAAATGTTAATTAATTATGTAACTATATTTGGAGAGAGAGATGAGAATATTAAAAAAATAAATATTGAGTAGGTTTGTATTTAAGCAGTAATTTTTTCTGCTTCAAACCAAGTTTTAATGCCTTTATTTTCTAGTTCTTGAACCATATGAGTTGCTTTTTCTATAGCCATAAGTGTTTTTTTAGTTTCACCGTCTTTTGTCCAACAAATATTGATAAACATATGGATGTTTGGTTCTTTGTAAATATAAACTTGTCTAATTATACAAGAGTTATATGTTCAGTTTATATAGTTCAGTGCTGTTACAATGAGAACATTTTTCTTTATATATTTCTCCTGCCCTTACCATAAATACTATTGTATGATGTAAATTGCCCATACTATTTATATTACCTTCATACTGTATTTCAATCAATGGTAATCCATTCTTATGTTTTTTTAAAACATTTATAATTCTATCATGAGTTGATACTCTTCTAGGTGGTTCTATTAATACTGAACTTTTAGTAGTTTTTTTGTTTTTTCTCACTGGTTTAGATATGACCACTTATACTTCCCTCCTCAGCATTAAATGATAGTGTCATTGTACCTATTTGTGATCCTATAACCTCATTCTTTCTATCCATATATCCATCTGTATTCTCTATCAAAGTCTTACAGAATGTTCCTGTATTGCCTAGATGAATGTCTCTTTCCCAAGTCTTGCCACTCTCCCAGTCAAAATCATATACCAGTTCAGGCTGATATCTCTTTTGATGCAAGTGACCACATAGAAATACATCATAATAGGCATTATGTT